GGTTGGTCAAACAACGCTTAATAAGGATTAAATATGAAATTATCTGAAGCTATTGAATTATTGACAAGCACCTATCAAAGCCTTGATGCAGTAGCTTTAGGCTTGCCTGTCGATGCAAAAGAAGTTGCTGATGCTTTAGCAAAAGCTAATCCTGATAGTGCTGAATATGTTGCACTAAAAGCATTAGCTAAAGCTAATCCTTATGAAAATATAAAAAAAGAAAAGGTAATACAAAATGACGACACAAATAAATAATAGCGATGACTTATTAAGTTATTTGGTAGCCCAATCTAATTCAGGTCAAAAGAATTGGTTTGGGTTTGCCCAACAACGCTTAACAGGTATTAATTTAGCTCATGAGATTGCTAAAAATCATGCGGATAAACTTACACCTGAAGAATGTGTTGATTATGCTATTAAACTTAATAATGCGGTTTATCATAAAATAATTAAGGCAGATTAATGAGTGTTAAATTTGCAGTCAATGGTTTAAAAGAAACTCTTGATGCATTTAAAGAATTTCAAGAGCAGTTTGGCGATAAAGACGCAAAGAGCAAAGTATTAATACCAGCAGTTAGAGAAGCCATGAAGCCTGTATTGGCTATGGCAAAAGCATTATCACCTAAAGACACAGGCGCATTGGATCGTTCTTTGTATATCACCGCAAGGCGACCTACTAGAAAAGATATGAAGTCAAGATATGTAACACCAAAAGATTCTGTTATATCTCTCGTTTCATCTCGACCAATTCCTAAAAAAGTAAAACAACAATTTCAATCTCAATATGGTGATTTAAAAGGTAAAGAATACAAAAAGGCTAGAAGGAAATTTTATACTGAAGCAGGCGTTATGTTTGATGCAAGAGCTATTGCAAACGAATTTGGCACAGGCAAAATGTCTGCAAAACCATTTATGCGAGTATCATTAGAATCACAAGCGCAAATGGTAGCAACAAAATTAGGAATGATTATTAAACAAAAAATGGATGCTTACAAAGCTAAAAATTTAACAACACAAGGGAAATAAGACATGAGCAAATTAGGATCAGCACTTGGCAAAAAATACGAGGAAAATAGATTATCAGTATTAACTAGGTCGTTTGAATTAGGCGATCATACATTTAAAGTAAGAGTGCCAAGCGTTCAAGAAATTGAAGCTATATATAATTACTTTAAAAATCCTAACGAAGAAAAGATTGAAGCAGAATATCAATTAATGATAAAAGCCTTTGAGAATCTTAAAGATCAAGAAGGTGTGGAAGTTAAAGATAATGACTTTATTATTGACGGCAGATCAATTAGAGAAACTGCTAAAAATAAACATATATTGCAACACAGAATAGTTCAATATATTAAATTTCTAATACCTGAAACAGGATCATTAGAAGATATAACTTATGAAGATGTAGAAACTGAATTTCCATTAACAGTTCAAATGACTTTAGTGGAAAAAATTAACGAGGTTATTAGCCCTGACTATAAAGACATAAAGTCAAAGTAGTAGGCTCGTTAAGAACCCAAGTTCGCGCGTCTATGGTTTTTAACGGGCATACAATACAAGATATAGATGCGCTTGATGAAGCTACCATGAATGAAATAACAGTCATGTATGCGGATGGGTTAGTTGGAAATAGAAGCTTATTAAGTATGCAAGGAACTCTTATAGCTGGAGTTTTTAATTATTTAAGAGCAGGCAATAGCCAACCTTATACTCTTAAAAGCGTTTTAGGTAGTGCTTATGAATATTTTTATGGTATAGAAAAAGCTGATCCTAGCGAATCCTTACTAACATTTATGTCGCAAGCACCTGACTTTAAAATGGACAGATTTCAAGGTAAATAACAATGGCAATTATTTCAAGGTTAGCGGTTTTACTTGGGCTTGATGCAGGCGAGTTTAATGCCAATCTAGGTAAGGCTAAAGACAAAGTAGAAGGCTTTAGCACAGGCGCAAAAATATCCTTACTTGCAGTCGGAACTGCCTTTGCTGCTTCCGCTCGTGAAGCAATTAACTTTGCTGACAAAATAAACGATGTCGCAAAAGCTAATGAGATGTCCGTTCAATCTGTATTGCGTATGTCACAAGCTTTATCAACAAATGGTGGTAATGCTGATGATGCTGGCAAGCTTATGGCATCATTCGCTAATAAAATTGATGAAGCCGCTCAAGGATCATCAAAAGCACAAAAAGCATTTATATCTATTGGCGTTTCTTTAAAAGATTTAAGAACGCTTGCCCCTCAAGAATTATTTGAAAAAACTATTAAATCACTTGCTGGCGTTGAAGATACGGCTAAACGCAATGCACTTGCTATGGATATGTTTGGTAGAGCTATTCGAGGTGTTGATATTAAAGGTTTGGCGGATGAGTTTGAAAAATCAAAAAATAAATTTGCAGGATCAGAAGAAGCTTTTAAAAGCATAGGAAATTCTGTTGATAGATTAGATAGATATGTAATGAATTTAAAAGTTAGCCTTGCTCAAGGATTAGCACCAGCTTTTGAATATGTAACCACCGCTATGGAAAATCATCAAGTTAGATCAAAAGCAATACTTGATAGATTTGCTGAAATTAGAAAAGAAGCTGGATGGTGGGCGGCTTTTAAAGATAAAGAAGGTATTGGCAAATATGTTGCTCCAAGTCAAAGAGAATTTGGATCGGTTCAAGGTGCTAACATTCCTGAAATCATGTCAGGTATTGGCGGTATGGCCGCACCTAAAAAAGATGTTAGGGCAGTTGAACTTGATGAAAAACAAAAAGCAGAATTAAAACGATTAAAAGAGATTGCAGAAAAGCAAGAAGAATTTTATAAAAAAGAACTGCAAATTTCTGAAGCTAAAAGACAAAGAAATCAAAAGGAAGCTGAATTTGTTTTTCTTGCAGAAAACGAAAAAAAACTGCAATTAGAATTATTTGATATTGAACAAAAGCGCAAATTATTAGTTCTTGAAAAGAAAATGAATCAAGAACAAGCTAATGAATTTGCACAATCAGAAAAGAAAAGGGCGCAAGAAGCATATCAAATTTCTGAATCACAAAGAAGTTTTGAATTTGGTTGGAAAAAAGCTTTTGCTACTTATGCAGATAACGCTTCTAATGCCGCTAAATTAGGTGAGCAAGCATTCGTTTCTGTTACTCAAAATCTTGAAACCGCATTAGAAAATTTTGTGCAAACAGGTAAATTAAGCTTTAGTGATCTAGCAAAAAGTATTATTAGTGATTTGCTTAAAATACAATTAAAAGCTCAAGCTATGTCTATATTTGAGAAGTCAGGTATTGGCGGATTTTTTAGTGGTTTATTTGGCGGTGGTGGTGGCGGTAGTGGATTATTTTCAACTGCGCCAAAATCAGGTGGCCTTAAATTATTTGCTAATGGCGGCGATCCACCTGTAGGAATTCCAAGTATAGTTGGTGAGCGTGGCCCTGAATTGTTTGTGCCTAAATCTTCAGGCACTATTATTCCAAATAATCAATTAGGCTCTATGGGCGGTGGCCCTCAAGTAGTGTATAATGGCCCTTATATTGCAAGCATGAGCGCTATTGATACGCAATCTGCAACGCAATTTTTATCAAGAAATAAACAAGCGGTATTTGCGGCTAATCAATCCGCTACAAGATCATTGCCACAATCGAGATCATAATTATGTCATTAAATACAATATTACAAGTTTCAGAATCGATTGCAATTAATGATCAAAAGCTTGTTGGTCAAGTTTTAAGTCGCAATCAACGAATCTCAACTTCCGAACTTCTTACTGTTCAACCTTTTGAATTTACTATGAATCCTATGAAGTATTTACTTTATAGCCAAAATAGAGATTTATTATCAGCCTTGCGCGTAGCAGATAAAGCTACAGAACAATATCTTAATTTTACAAATATTGGTTGGCTTAATTATGTTGCTTATCAAGGCGATATGACAACAGGCCAAATAGCGGCTTGCCAATGGCAAACTTCAAGCGCTAATAAAACACTTGTATTGGGTAGCTTGCCTAGCATATCTTCAAGTGCTTATATTGTTAAAAAAGGCGATTTTTGTCAAGTAGGCCGATATGCTTATATTGCAACGGCTGATGTTCAAAGAGGTGGAAGCTCAACTGTTAATATTCCTGTTCACAGAAATTTAATTGATACTTTAATAAGTGCAGTTGGCGCAGTTATTGGTCAATACGGAACAACCATATCTTTAGGTGGCACAAGTTATACAGGAACTACATTTCCTGTAATTTTAAGAGAGTATCCTACCTATACATTAGTGCCTATGACTAATGATTCATTTATATCTTGGAATGGCCCTTTTGTAGCAATTGAAGATGTTCTATGAATGTAATAACTCCCGTAACTAATACTAACAATATAAGAATGGCAGATTTTGTTCGCGTTACTACGCGAGCTACTGTTACTGCTGGCAATCTTGTCATTGGTCAAACTTATACAGTTAGAACTACTGTTACTGGCGGAATTAATCCTACTGATTGGACTTCTTGGGGTGCGGCCAATAATAACTATGGCACAGTATTTGTAGCCACAGGTATTGGATCAGGCACAGGAACAGTTTATGAAAGTGTTGTTTATAGATTTGCTACAACACCTAGTGCATTAACTATAGCCGCAGTTGATTCCCAGCCTTTTGATGCTTTAGGTGGATTGGTTAAAATTAATGATGTTCAAAGAGATATTAAATCAACCGCTAATGAAACAAGTATAACTATTGTTGGAATTGATACTGCTTTATTAGGTTGGACATTAGGCCATGAAATAAAAGGTTCTTATATTGAAATGTGGCATGGTTTTTTTGATACTAATGGCGCATTAATAACTACAGGTGGCACAGGCGGTTTATATAAATTTTTTACAGGCTATGTCAATTCTTTTGCAATATCAGAGCAATGGATGGAAGAAATAAGAATGTATGTTGGTGTAATTAGTATAGCCGCTTCAAGCATACAAATTATTTTACAAAATAGAACTGCTGGCAGATATACAAATGATAACGCTTGGATGTATTGGAATTCAACTGACACTTCTATGGAAAGAGTTGGTTTTATAGAAACCATAAATTATTCTTTTGGCAAGGATGTATGATAAGACAAGCTACAAAATACGACAAAATACAATTACAAAATATGATGCGAATGTTTAGGGATGAAAGCCCAATAGAGCAATATAAAGATATAGATAATCCTGATTATTTTAATTCAATTATAGATAGTATTATTGCAGGTCGAGGTGTAATTTTTATAGAAGATAATATAGGTTTTATTATGGGCATTATTAGCCCTATTGTTTGGTGCGACAAAACTTTAGCATTATATGAATTAGCTTGGTATGTAAAACCTGAATATAGACATAAAACAGTTGGATATAAATTACTTAAAGCTTATATAAATAAAGCTCAAGAATTAAAAGATCAAGGCAGAATTAAATTATTTACAATGACTAAAATGACAACTAGCCCTGATATTAATTATGGAAGATTTGGATTTACTAAAATAGAAGAAAATTGGATGCAATGATTCGTTTTATATTAATATTTTTAATTTGGTTTTTATATTGCTCTGAAGCATTAGCAGCAGGTTCTATTATTGCCGCCGCCATTGGTTTATCAGGATTTACTGCAACAGTTGTTGGCTTTGCAATTAATATGATTGCATCAACTATTGTATCCACTCTTTTTGCACCAAAACCACCAAGCTTAAATAATGAATCACCTAGTCAGCCGAATCCTGGCAGTCGCCAACAACTTCCGCCTGCTGGCGATAATAAATTACCTGTAGTTTATGGCAAAGCTTATGTTGGCGGTATTGTTACTGATATGTCTATTACGGCAGACAATCAAGATATATATTGGGTTATATCTTTATCTGAAGTAACTAATACAGAAACAGGTGGCTCGCCTGATACGATTACTTTTGGAAATATATATTGGGGCGGAAAAAAAGTTAATTTTAATGCTAATGGATATTCTGTCGATTCATTAGAAGATGAATCAACTAGCGAAGTTCAAAATATAGCTGGCTATATGGATATATATTTATATCGTAATGGCTCAAGTAATCCAACTAATAGTGGAATATCTGCAATAACTGTTATGCAATCAGCAGGATTAATTTATACATGGAATAGCACTAAATTAATGAGCAATTGCGCTTTTGCTATTATTCATCTTAAATATAATGCTGATCGTGCTTTAACCGCATTGCAATCAACAAGATTTGAATTAACAAATTCAAGAACTGCTCCAGGCGATTGTTTCCTAGATTATTTTACTTCTACAAGATATGGTGCAGCCGTTCCTACATCTCAAATTGATACTACATCATTAACTGCTTTAAATACTTACTCAAACGCATCTTTTACTTACACTACATATACAGGTGGAAGCTCAACTCAACCAAGATTCCAATTTAATGGCGTAATAGATACCAATCAAAAAATTATGCAAAATATACAATCCATGTCAGATTGTTGCGATTGTTTGGTTAAATATAATGAAATTACAGGCACTTGGGGTGTTATTACTCAAACGCCAACATATACAATAGCAATGGCTTTAAGCGATAGTAATATTATTTCGCCTATACAGATAACACCTATAGATTTAGCCAATTCATTCAATGTTATAGAAGTTAAATTTCCTGATGTATCAGAAAAAGATACATTTAATTCAGCAACATTTAATCTTCAAACTATTGCTCCACAATTATTATTTCCAAATGAGCCTGTTAATAAACAATCAGTTAATCTTTATTTAACAAATAACAATGTAACGGCTCAATATCTTGCAAACAGAATGCTTGAAGCAGCTAGAGAAGATTTACAAGTTGTTTTAGAAATTACATATATTGGCATTCAATTAGAAGCTGGCGATGTGGTAACAGTTACTAATACTAATTATGGTTGGAATGCTAAATTATATAGAGTTTCAAAAGTTGTAGAAAAAATAGCAGACACAGGTGCAATTACGGCAGAATTAACTTTAATGGAATACAATCCTGAAGTTTATGACGACATAAATATAACGCAATTTACACCCGCAGACAATACAGGTATAGGTTCACCTGTTACTTTTGGCACAATTCCTGTTCCTGTTATATCAGCTAATTATCCGTCAGTTGATAATCCTTATTTTGATATAACTGTTACAAGCTCAAGCGCGGGCATTACACAATATGCTGAAATTTGGTATTCAGCTTACCAATTCCCAACAACTGATCAACTTATATTTGCAGGCACTACTGCTATTCAATCTAACGGCAATCCTTATGATATTAATACTGCTATGCCTACTGTCCAACTTTATAATATTTCAGCAGGCAATTGGTATTTCTTTAGTCGCATGGTTAATCAAATTGCAACAAGTGATTTTTCATTAGCTTCAGCACTTTTTCAATGGCGACCAATGACATTTCAATATACAGAAAAATACATATCTGTAGCTTATGCTGACAATATTACTGGCTCAAGTAACTTTAGTTTTAGCCCTACTAATAGACTTTATTTTGGTCTTTATAATACTGCATCATCAAGCCCATCTTCAACGGCTTCAGACTATAAATGGTATGTAGCTGATCCTGCTTTTGGCACTAATATTTTCCTTGCTTATGCAAATAGGCAAAGCCGTAAGTTTAGTTTTGATACAGATTTTGCAGGCTACGCTGGAGCTACTGGTTCTTTTGTTCCTACAACTGCATTAAAATTTAATCCTAGAATATGGTCAGCTTTGCCTAATGGCACAAATATTATAGATTTAGATCAAGCAACTGGACAAGTGCTTGGCACAGGAACAACAACTGTTGGCACAGGTCAGATTAAAGTTCAAAATACAAATACAGGTCAAGTCGTAGCTTCATTAGATCAATTTTTAGATTTTGGTGGCCCTTCTACCAAAACAGGAAGTGCGGCTACTTTGACCATTGATATTTATGGTCGAGTGGTAGGATTTACTGCACCTGATGACTTTTTTATTACTATTGATAATTTTAATGCAACTTCAGGTCAAACTGTATTTAGCGTAACTCGTGATGCTAATTATATTGTTGGTCAATGTTTAGTTTTTCAAAATGGATGTTTATTATCTGAAACAGAATACACAGACGCATCAGCAAGTGTTACATTAAGCGTAGGCGCTACTTTAAATGATGTTATTGCAGTTATATCTATGCGAGCTAAATCTAGTGGCGTATTTTATGATAATACACATTTAACTGTAGCTAGTGTATCAGGCGCAAATGTAGTTTGGGATAGTGCAGCTATGCCTTATCAAGCTATTGTAGCTGGCAGTAAAATAACTTTTGCCAATACAGGCACTCCTACTCAATATACTGTATCAAGCGTTAATTATTCAACGCGAACTATTACTTTTACAACAACTGTAACAAGTGTTGTAGCAGGTGATAGTATTTATAATTATCGTGCCGTTAATGCTTCTTATCCTGCATTTACAAGATGGGAAGATAATTTAACTGCAACTTCTAATTACACACCTACTTTATGGGAATTTCAATCAGGATACGAATTCTTATTTATAAACGGAACTGTTTTAAATGAGCAAGATTTTGATATAGCAGGAAATACATTAGGCAATTTTCCATCAACAACAACTGGTAAATTAATTAATATTCAATTTAGTGGTAATAATCTAACAACTCCTACAGGAACACCTGTTAATGTATTAGCTTTTAGCGTAGCAGGACAAACTAATTATTCATTTAATTTTGGCGCTAATGCTTTCAATTTATACGCAAATGGGTTATTATTAGAGGAATCTGTTGATTATACTACTTCTTCAGGTGTATGGAGCTTAACAACTGCATATACAGTAACATCAGTCGTATTTGTTCAACAAACATTCGCATCCGCAGGTGCGGCATAAGGGGAAAAAATGACACAAGCTTTTAATTTGAGCCAATTGGCTAATGGGGTAAATACATCAGGGCAATTAAATATTGCAACTTATGTTACAGGCACATTGCCTTCAGCTAATTTGCCTACTGTTCCTGTTGATAAAGGCGGAACAGGTCAAACAACTTATACAAATGGTCAATTATTAATTGGTAATACCACAGGTAATACTTTAACAAAAGCCACATTAACTGCTGGCACAAATATTACAATTACTAATGGAGCTGGAGCAATTACTATTGATGCGGCAGGTGGATCACCTACAACCGCTCAAGTATTAACTGCAACTGCTGGTGCTACGGCTAATTCAGTAGGAACTTATGCTTGGTTACAATCTTTTAACAATGGTGCTATGAGAAATCAAAATTTTAATACAAATATAGCGGGATCAAGTTTCTCTATGTGTTCTTTTGCCTTTACTAGCGCTCAAAGCACTGGCGCTGGTAACAGCAATAATGCAAATGCTTTGTCAGGAACTTGGAAATTAATGGGTGCAGATTATGCTAATAATAGTAATACAGGTGCAAGTTTATTTTTAAGAATATCTTAATAAAAGGAAAAATATGAAATTAAATTTAAAATATGCAAACAACCTTAAATGGGCTAATCAAGAACATACATTAATTGATTTAATAGCTCGTTTTGAAGAAATAAATGAAGATTTACCATTTACTGCTAATCCTAATGATACTGAAGAACATGGTCGAGATATATTTGAAAGAGCGAAAGGTGGTGAATTTGGTGTAATAGCAGAATGGACACCGCCTACAACGGAACAATTAGCAGAAAACGCTAGAGGACATAGAGATAATTTATTATCTGAAGTAGATAGCATTGTGGGTAACCCATTACGCTGGGCATTATTTAGTCAAGCACAACAAACCGCATGGGCAGATTATAGACAAGCATTATTAGATGTGCCACAACAAACTGGCTTTCCTAATACTATTAACTGGCCTACTAAACCAACTTTATAATATAAGACATAATTGGTCGCATTGCGTCAGAAAGATGCTTGCGTTATTTACCTAGTTAGGAAAAATTATGGCTATCTTTAATAAAAATACCCTTCAACAAGTATCGGGCTTTGATAATGAAATTATTGCAGGCGAGCTTGTTTATAATCAACAAACATATTGGAATTTAGCGCTTAATTCAAATTCGCTTCCTGTAAATTTAACAGGCGCTACTATTAACGCTTCTATTATTAGAAGGCAATTATCTAATATTAGAGATAGTCGTTATGGACTTACTTTTGACATTGCTGATTACTCACCACCACCTTCCGCAGTTACTCTTACGATTACTAATAGAGTTGATGCCGCAGGCACATTTACTTTAGTAATTGATGAAGGCGCATGGGGTGTTATAGCTTCCGATCCTCAACTTGATATTAACGCTGAAAACTGCGTAGGCTTTTCAGGCCGCATTAAAATTTCATTTCCAGCAGTAGGTTCAACACCTGCACAGGATTTAATTGTATTCTTGCTATTCCTAGTAAGATCAGACGGAGTAATAAACTAAAATGACTAATTATTCTATTGAAATAACCCCATCCTCAACTATAGAACTTACTATTGATCGTGGTGTTGTAGGCGCGTCAGGTCAATCAGGCTATTCAGGCTATTCAGGCTATAGTGGCGCAACTGGCGCTGGAATTTCAGGCATATCAGGGTATAGCGGTTTTAGTGGCTATTCAGGTATAAATGGTGCTAGTGGCATAAGTGGTTTTTCAGGTTATAGCGGTAGTGGCGTATCAGGATTTAGTGGAGCTTCAGGTGCTAGTGGCCTATCAGGCTTTAGTGGCGCGGTTGGCGCAAGTGGAATATCGGGCTTCAGCGGTATAAGCGGATATAGCGGATCAGGCATAAGCGGTTATAGTGGTTTTTCAGGATATAGTGGCCAACAAGGAACATCAATTAATATTATTGGAACTGTTCCAACACCTGCATCTTTGCCACCAAGTGGAAATTTAAATGATGCATACATTGTAGAATCCGATGGTGATTTATATGTATGGGATGGATCAGCTTGGGTTAATGTAGGCCAAATTGTAGGGCCACCTGGCGCTAGTGGTATTTCAGGTTTTAGTGGCTATAGCGGACAAAATGGGTTAAGTGGTTTTAGCGGTTATTCAGGCCAAAATGGTTTGTCAGGATTTAGCGGATATAGCGGAGCTATTGGAGCTTCAGGATTTAGTGGTTATAGCGGTGCTGATGGGGCAAGTGGTATATCAGGTTTTTCAGGATATAGCGGATCAGGCGTAAGTGGCTTTAGCGGTTATTCAGGCTATAGTGGCCTTGATGGCATATCAGGTGATAGTGGATTTAGCGGTGAAGCTGGCCCACAAGGAACTTCAGGTTTTAGCGGTATATCAGGCTATAGTGGTTTTTCAGGTCAAAATGGCGCTAGTGGTATATCAGGTTATTCAGGCTTTAGCGGATCAGGCGTAAGCGGATATAGTGGTTATTCAGGCGTAAATGGTTTAAGTGGTTATTCAGGTTTAGACGGCGCTAGTGGCTATAGTGGATTTAGTGGATTTAGCGGTCAAATTGGCGCATCCGGCATATCCGGCTTTAGTGGTTTTTCAGGCGCGGTTGGTGCGCAAGGTTTTAGTGGATTGAGTGGCTATTCCGGCGCGGTAGGCATATCAGGATTTAGTGGATATTCAGGAATAAATGGTTTAAGCGGATATTCAGGTCAAGATGGTCAGTCAGGCTATTCAGGTTATAGCGGTTTTAGCGGCGAAATTGGTTTATCAGGATTTAGTGGCTATAGCGGTTTTAGCGGGCAAGTAGGTGCATCAGGATTTTCAGGAATCAGCGGTGCATCAGGCTATTCAGGAATCAGCGGCTTTAGCGGAACTCCAGGATCATCATCAAGCTTTTTTGAATATCATGCTCATACAGGATCAACTTCAGGTTATCCAGGCGATGGTGCGATTAGCTGGAATAATGCAACTCAAGTGAGTGCAACGGCAGTTAATGTTTCACATCTTACAGAACAAAACATTGATATTGATGTTTATTTAGCTTTATTAAAAGTTACAGAGCAATTTGTTATTCAAGATGCTAATTTAAGTTCTAATCAACAAACTTGGGAAATTAATGGAACGCCTGTTCAATATAATGCAGGAACTTCTACATCATATTGGGAATATCCTGTAACTTTAATTTCAAGCGCAGGCACAGGCACTACAGGTTTTGCTAACAATCATAATTTAATATTTGCTCTTGTTAATGGTGTGTCAGGATTCAGCGGCTATAGTGGTTTTAGTGGTTATAGTGGTTTTAGCGGAGCGTCAGGCATTAGCGGATTTAGTGGTTATTCAGGACAAGTTGGCGCGCAAGGTTTAAGTGGCTATAGCGGCTATAGTGGTTATAGTGGCGAACAAGGTTTAAGCGGATTTAGTGGCATTAATGGCGCTTCAGGCATATCCGGTTTTAGCGGTGCTGATGGAGCTAGTGGATATAGTGGTTTTTCAGGCTATTCAGGTGCGGAAGGTATAAGTGGATTTAGCGGCTATAGTGGATGGAGTGGCGAAGTTGGCGCTCCCGGCTTGTCAGGATATTCAGG